GATTTGATTACCGCAGCAACAAATGAAAAAACAGCACTAATAGAACGTTTAAGATCATATTTTGATACAACTTCCCGCAAAACATTACTTGCAAATAAAGCGGAAGAAGCACAAAGTCAGATGAGTATTTTAACGGATGTACCAATGACAATTTTTATAGGATAATATGGCTCTTTTTGGTACCCAACGTGATGTTTCCCTAATTAGACACCTCAACCGTGAGTTGATGTGGGATATTATTACACAACAATGTGTATATTATCAATTAAAAGTTGCTGAAACCAAAGTAAACATGTATGGTGAAGCTGCCGGTGCTAGATACTATAAAGAACCAGTATTACTTAACACTTTAATCGTACGAGGAGACAATGAATCCCCTGTTACTGATTTTGGTGTAAGTTATGATCGCCCAATGGAATTTAGATTTTTACGTGATGATTTACGTGGAAAGAATCCTGTTACTACTGGTGGAGGACCTGATGTAGGAAATTATGATGGAACTTCTTATGGAGCTGATATTTTCCCTGATACTGGAGATATAATTATGTGGAATAATTCATATTTTGAAATTCACAATACAAATGACTCTCAATTATTTGTTGGAAAAGACCCAGCATACCCATATGAGTCAAACCCATTAAATCCCGGATTAGATAATTTTGGCAACAACTTATCTGTAATTTGTTTTGCCCATTATGTACCTTCCGATAAAGTAGGTATTACAAAAGAAAGGATATAAGATATGCCATCAGTTAGAAAACCCAACCCAAAATCCCAAAAACAGATCTCAACTGATTATGTGGATCCGTATGTTTTCCCTGAAACTGGTGAAACTTTAGGTAATCCAAACATACCAAGCGAATTCAACCAATTTACTCCAACACAACAAAACGGTGTTTCATTTAACCGTTCGGAGCAAATGTCTTTCAAAGACGATACAACAAAACCATTTTCTGTTGGACTACAAGATATAGACGAATCAATAATGTTTTACTTCCAAAATGTAATCCGCCCTACTGTAATCCAAAATGGTGTTCGCTTAGCAGTTCCTGTTATATATGGAGCCCCAGAACGTTGGAAATCTGTACAAAAAGACGGATATTACAAAGACAAAAACGGTTCTATTATGTCTCCGTTGATTATGTTTAAAAGAGAAACGATGGATAAAAACCGTTCTCTTACAAACAAATTAGATGCCAATTCCCCCAATTTGTATACATCTTGGGTAAAACCATACAATTCAAAAAACGACTACTCGAACTTCAGTGTGCTGACAAATCGTATACCTGTAGAACAATTTGTGGTAAACGTAGTACCAGATTATGTTAACTTAACATATAACTGTGTTATTCAAACGTATTATGTTGAGCAATTAAATAAAATAATTGAGGCAGTAAACTATGCCTCTGATTCATATTGGGGTGATCCTGAACGCTTTAAATTCAAAGCATCCGTTGATTCATACTCTACAGTAGTAGAAATTGGAGACAATACAGAACGTGTTGTGAAAGGTACATTTACCATCAAACTATTTGGATATATTGTACCCGATACAATTCAAAAAGAGATAACAGCTATTAAAAAATACAATAGTAAAGCTCAAGTTATTATTGGAATAGAAACCGTAAATGGAATAGCAGAAACTGTAACTTCCACTAAGAAAAAATCCCCTGCAATTGTCCCTTCAACCCCTTCAGGTGGAAGTGGAACAGTAACTAGTGCCGCTATGGTATATTTGAATGCAAATACACAGAAAACAGGTACATTCGTGAACTCCACTACAATGACATTTGCTAGTGGATGGTTAGTTGCCCCTATTGGAATACCAGCTCCAAATGTAAATAATTTTATTATTTTCTGTAACGGAAATTTAATTGAAGGAACAGCAATTGTTTCATTTACACAAGCTGGTGGTGTAACCACATTGGTAATTGACCCTACCGCACTAGGATATAGTTTTACTTCAATTGACGAGGTGATCGCAATTGGAAAATTTAGTAGTTAACGTTTAATATTTATATCAAAATGGCAAAAGCAAAAGGACAAGCAACCGTTTCATTCTTTAAAAAACCTAAAAAGAAAAACCCGGGTGTTCACGCAAAATCGAAATCAAGCAAAAACAAAAATAGCAAAAACTATACCAAAACATATACAGCACAAGGTAGATAATGGCAATAATTCAACCATCACAGTTAGCAACAGGATCATATAGTCTCTCAGGATCATTTAGCGGTTCATTTCAAGGAAATGGAGCGGGTTTAAACAATATTTCCGCAAGCGCTATTGTAGGATTGAGTTCCACTCAAATAGCAAGTGGAGCGGTTACTGCTTCTGTTTCAACTGGTACTGGTTCATTTACTGTAACATCTGGTTCTAGTACATTTATGTTTATTTCTAGTTCTGGGAATGTTGGAATTGGGACATCTTTGCCTACAAGTCCTTTAACTGTAATTGGATCATCTCAATTTGGTAACGCCGCAGGGGCAGGAAGTGTTGAAGTATTTGATGGATTTTATTCATATGCATTTGGGAAAAGCACATCTATTTACAATCCTAACAATAACTACACTAGGATTTGGATGAGTTCAAGTGAAACAAAGACCGATAATTTAAGTGGTAACTTTATATGGAGAAGTGCAGCACGTACAATTTTTGGACTATCAGATGGAGCTGTAAATTTTTATGACCAATCAAATAATGTTGTTTCTAAATTTATTTCAACCACAGGTAACTTCCTTATAGGCACTACTACAGACGCAGGATACAAACTTGACGTTAATGGTACTGCGAGGGTTAGTGGGAATACTACTATTTTGACAAATGCGGGTAGATTAATTTTACAACAAAGTATAACGGGTTCAGCATTTAATGGAATAAATTTTAATGACTATTCGGGAGTTGCAAATTCATCAATACTAAATAACCAAAACACGGGAGAATTTAGAATATATACGGGTGTTTCGTATTTTCCTACGTTCTACTCAAATGCTTCCGAGCGAATGCGTTTAGCAACCACGGGCAACGTCCTAATCAACACCATCACAGACACAGGTCACAAACTTCTAGTCTCCGGTTCCGGTGTTTCCGGTTCCGTCAACTTAGACAATACATTATATGTAAGTGGAAGTAATGTAGGGGTTGGAACGAGTATGCCATTTAGTGGATCATCAGTTTTGGGTATTGATATTGGTGTTTTTAATACCATAGGTTCTGAAGCAAATCTTTTTGTCAGAGGTTTTTCTTCTCTTGGTGGTACAAGTAGAGGTGCTTATGGTGCCGTTGGTAGTAACTATTACTTGGAAAAAACAACAGGAAATATTAAAAGAGCATTCGCTGATGTGGTTAGTTTAATAGATTTTGCATCGGGTGGTTTTCGATTTAATACTTCGGGCGGTGGCGCGATAGGTTCTTTAATTACTTTAACTGAATTAATGCGTATAAATACAAACGGCAACGTCCTAATCAACACAACAACCGATGCGGGTTACAAGTTAGACGTTAATGGTACTGCGAGAATAACTGGAAATTTAAATTTTGTTGGATCATCACAAATGATATTCAATGGTGCATTTTATAACAATGTAAATGACCGAAACCATTTTGGAGGTGCCGTATCTATCAGTACCTTTTTACGAGTAGGAACAAATGCAAATACAGACGCGTCCTCTATCCTACAAGCTGATTCCACGACAAAAGGCTTCCTTCCACCAAGAATGACAACTACACAAAAGAACGCCATTGCAACACCTGCCGAAGGATTAATGGTATATGATACAGTATTAAAAAGACCATGTTTCTACGATGGTACTTCATGGGTAACTTTATAGTAAATTTAACTAATCTCAAACAATAATATATTTATAAACAAAATGGCAATTCAAGCAACCTCAACATTCGAGTACAATTCTGGAACATATACAAATCCATATTTCCGTTTAGTACTTCATTTACCATTAAGTGGTGATCAAACACCAATTGACTGTTTTATGTACCCATCAAAAGATGCTTACGCAAGCGGAAGCAGTTATATTGCATGTTTACCATTTTATGTTTCAAATGCATCTGCATCTTTAGACAACGATGCAAGCAATGTAGTAAACAAATTTTTACTATACGCTACAAATGAAATCACTGGATCATTAGAAACAATGAGTGCTGGTTCTACATTTGAAGTAGTAGAAATTCCAACAATTTAATCTAACATAAAAAATGAACACATCAACAACCCCACAAGGTGGAATCGCAATCGAACCAGTAGTTTATCCATTAAACGGAGGAACAGCAACTTTCATGACTGTATTGGTCTTGAATTTTTCAACTGAAGCAACAACATGTACAACTTACTACCAGTTATTAACTGATGAAGGCAAACAACTTGCTCAAGATAATTACACTTTAACAGAAGAGCAATTCGCAACTTGGGGTACAGATAATTCAGTAGTAAATCAATATGTAGCAGATGCAATTGGAGTTACTATTTTGTAACTTTGAATAGATCCATATATATTTATAACCACAAATTAATAGTTAAATTATGTCAATAGTTACAGAACAAAAGTTTTTATCAGAGGAAGAAAAGGCTTCCCTAAAAGAAATCCAAACAAACACCCAATCGTTAATCGCTGAATTAGGTGAAATCGAGTTAGTTAAATTGCAGTTAGAGAATCGTCACAATGCTGCTAAAACATTCTTAAATGAATTAAGAACTAATGAGCAAGAATTTACTAAAAATATATTCGATAAATACGGTAAAGTTAATATTAACCCTGAAACAGGTGAGATTACATCTGTAGATTAATCTGGGTTTAAATACACCATATTTATAATAAAATAAATTATTACAATGGCAGAAACAATTGTATCACCTGGTGTATTAGCAATAGAGAACGATCAATCATTTGTAACTCAACAACCTGTACAAGCAGGAGCCGCTATTATAGGCCCAGCAGTAAAAGGTAAAGTAGGTATCCCTACGATAGTTACTTCATATACAGATTATTTAAATAAGTTTGGTGCTACTTTCCTTAGTGGAAGTAACACCTACACTTATTTTACCTCAATAGCAGCATATAACTACTTCAACAATGGAGGAGCATCATTGCTTGTAACTCGTGTAGTAACAGGTTCATTTACAGCCGCATCATCTTCATTTATATCTGCTTCTGCACATTCCGCAGGTTCCCCTTACAATACAGATGTATTTACCTTAGAGACAATCTCTAAAGGAGAAATCATGAATAGTACAGGACCAACAGGAAACGTTGGTACCCTATTAAGCGGATCCACAGATAACTTCAGATGGCAAATTACCTCAGCTAATACAGCATCCGGTACGTTCTATTTATTGGTTCGTCAAGGAAATGATACAAATATTTCCCCATCAATTTTAGAGACATGGGGTCCATTGTCACTAGATCCATATTCAAACGATTACATTGAAAAAGTAATTGGTAACCAAGTAGAAAACGTAGCAAGTGATAGTGGTGAATTTTATATTCAATTGTCTGGAAGTTATCCAAACAATTCTTCTTACGTACGCGTTAAAACAGTAAATCAACCTACACCAAATTATTTCGATAACGTAGGTAATCCAAAAGCAGAATTTACTGGTTCCATCCCATTAAACAATAGTGGTTCATTTGGTTCAGCTACAGGAAAAAATGTAGTAGCAGGAGGAAATGCATATTATGAAGCAATTACATCCACTAACAATATTCAAGGATTAAATGCTAGTAACTATACACAATCTATTTCTCTATTAGCAAACAAAGATGCATTCAAATACAACGTATTAGTTGCACCTGGATTGATGTCTGATATGAGTGGTGTAGCTTTTAGTGCTATTAATTCAATGATCACTACAGCTCAAAATAGAGGAGACATGATGGTAGTATTTGATTCATCAAAATATAACTCTCAACTCAACTCAGTGCTGACAAACACAGTAGGATATGATACTTCATATGCTGCAACATATTGGCCTTGGGTAAAAACAATTGATCCAAGTACTGCAAACCAAGTTTGGGTACCTGCTTCAACATTAATTCCCGGAGTATACGCATTTAATGATAATGCTGCTGCTCCCTGGTTTGCACCTGCTGGGATCAATAGAGGTATCTTAACTACAGCTATACAAGCAGAACGTGTATTAACTCAAGGAAATAGAGATACGTTATATCAAGCAAACGTTAACCCAATTGCTACTTACCCTAACACAGGTGTAGTAGTATTTGGACAAAAAACATTACAAAAGAAAAAAAGTTCACTAGATCGTATCAACGTAAGACGTTTATTGATCGAATTGAAATCATATATTTCTCAAGTAGCAGATACATTTGTATTTGAACAAAACGACACAGTTACTAGAAATAACTTCTTATCAATTATTAATCCATACTTAGCTTCTGTTCAACAACAACAAGGATTAACAGCATTTAGAGTAGTGATGGATGAGACAAACAACCCACCATCTGTAGTAGACAATAACCAGTTAGTAGGTCAAATATATCTACAACCAACTAGAACAGCTGAATTCATTCTATTAGACTTTAATATATTACCTACTGGTGCAACGTTTCCTGCTTAGTAATATATTTTAAAGAGAATATTCATATTTATAATAAAAATATAAAATGGCAAATTTTACAGTATCCCCTGGGGTAGCAATTAGTGAGATAGACAA